TGATCACCCGGATTTTATCCGGTTCCAGGCTGATGATGGGACTTACTACACGCCAGCCGTTCAGGTATCTATTCTAATGCCAAACATTCCAGACGGTGCCCGGGTCAGGATATACAACGAGGATTCATCCGCAGAAATCGATAATTCACTGGTGACGGGTGGTGGCGGTTACAGTTTTGCGCTGCTTTACACAGCAGACATCAACATCAGCTACAAGGTCAACTGGCATTCTGGCACGAATGCAAAGCTGCCATTGACCGGCATCGGGGTCATCACATCAGCCGGGTTTACACTACTCGACTCGATGGAGGACGACACCAAACACAATGCATTGGGTTTTGATGGGGAAGCGATCGACCTGGACGCCAGCCCGGCAACCGGTGAGATCAAGGCCGATTTTGCCAACATCCAGATCGATGCAAACGACCCGGACGGTGTGTTCGATAGCCGCAAAGGTATTGCCTGGTGGCGTTACATTTGCAGCACGGCGACAGGTATTGCCACCTATAACCCCAAGGCGCTGCAATACAACCCGGATGTGCGGAATATCGAGGTGGACGGACAGTTGCAAATCGAAAACATACACCCGACATTACCATTAAAAGTGACAGAGGGTTTATGGATCAGAAAGGACGGGGCAAGCATCATCGCGTCCACATCAAACACCGTATGGTGGGTTCCAAACGATCGAGTATACCAAGGCCCGGAAACCGGCGTCAGCGGGTTGACTGCGGCGGAAAGCGCTAAACTCGACACGATTGGCACGGTCAACACCAATACCAGCGCCATCAAAGCTAAAACAGATCAATTGACATTCACAGCGCCAAACGTCGTTGATGCGTCCGCATCAGTCAGCGAGGCCAGCATCCGAGCAGCCATCGGCCTGGCCTCGGCCAATCTGGATACGCAACTCGCAACCATCACCGAGGACACCAACGAACTGCAAACCAACCAGGGCAACTGGATCACAGCTACGGGTTTTGCGACAGTCAACCCGGACAATGCCAGCATTGCCGTGATCAAAGGCAAAACCGATCAACTGACATTCACGCTCGCAAATCAGGTTGATGCAAACGCGCAAAGCATAAACGACAATGCAGTCACAGGCGACGGCAGCGAGGCCGACCCATGGCGCAAAACAGGGGTAACGCCCTAATGTTCAGCGCCAAATCATTCAGCCCCAAATCATTCAGCCGTAAAAGTTGGTACATGACCGGCGCGGATGTCGTCATCCGGTCAGTGCGCGCGTTTGTCGGCCGCGTGTCAAAATTAATGGATTTTGGCCGTGGCTGACATCATCACAATCACTGGCACGATTGTCCGGGTTATCACGGCGACAGGCACCGTTGCATCGACGCACACAATCACAGGCACCATCGCCACGCACATCAGCCTGGATAATCGTATCGTGCAAATTTTCACATTGACCGGGAGCATATAACCATGGCCTGCACCAGCGTACAAAAAAACAATGTCGGCACCGTATTTCGCATGACGTTCAAGGATTGTGATGCCGTGGTCATTGATATCAGCAGCGCGACCACCAAAGAATTAATATTTGAAAGCGCCGATGGCGCGCGCAGCGCCAAGGCCGGCGTATTCGCTACAAATGGGACTGATGGTGTGCTGGATTACACCACAGAGGCGGCATTTTTAAACATCGCCGGCACCTGGAGCATTCAGGGCCACGTTGTTATCGGTGCGCAGGATTTTTACACCGATATCCAACAATTTACGGTGATTGATAACCTGTAAAAAATAGTGCAAGCGCGCGGCAGCGTGTTGCACAGTTGCGCGTTAATCTGCGCCAATGAGCAATTTATTTGACGCCTCCAACGCACCGACCACCGAACCCGGCGAGATCACGGCCGGCGATTTTGTGCAGTGGAAGCGCACGGACCTGTCGAGCGACTACCCGACAGGCAGTTACACGCTCAGCTACATCCTGCGCCTGCAATCCACCACCGGCCGCAAGATATCGATTTCCGCCAGCGATGACGGCAACGGCGACTACCTGGTCAGCCTGGCCAGCGCCACTACCGCCGGTTATGACGCCGGCACCTACAACTACGACACCTACATCACCCGCGACAGCGACAGCGCCCGCATCAAGATCGGCGGCGGCCAGATGGTGGTCACCGTCAACAAGGCCACCGACGCCACCGACCCGCGCAGCCTGGCCGCGCGCATGGTCGCCAAGATCGAGGCCGCCATCGAACAACGCGCCGACAATCACCAGCTCGACGTGCTCAGTTATGACCTGGGCATCGACGCCAGCGCCACCCGAGATCCGGCCAAACTGTTGGAACATCTCATGTTTTGGAAACGTGAGCTGGTCAAGGAAAACCGCAAAGCGCGGGCGCGGGCTGGTAAGGGCGGCGGATCAATCAAGGTACGGTTTTAATGGCGAATTACGAATACCAGATCATCGACGGAAAATGGCATCACAAGACCATGCGCAAGCCTGCTCCCAGTCGTATTCGTCATCGCGCATTCGCTGCGGCGAATCAGGACAGGTTGACGGCATCCTTTACCGGGTCCGCGCTGTCGCCCGATGAAGCGATCCGGCGAGACCTGCGCAAACTGCGCGCTCGCTCGCGGCAGTTGTGCATGGATAACGACTACGCCAAAAAATTCCTGCACATGCTCCAGGCCAATGTGGTCGGCGTCAACGGCATCCGGTTGCAGGCCCGTACCACCTGGCCGGATGGCATGGCCGATGAAGAAGATAATCAAGTCATCGAAAAAGCCTGGGCCGAATGGTGCCGCCCGCGTTATTGCAGCGCTAACGGCCGGCTTTCTTTTCGTGATTCACAGCGCCAGTTCATCACCGCCGTGGCGCGTGATGGCGAAGTGTTGGTGCGACACATTCGTGACAACGGGCGCACGTTTGCATTTGGTTATGCGTTGCAGATTATCGAGGCCGACCACCTGGACGAAAACTACAATCGGCACCTGGCCAACGGCAACCGCATCGTAATGGGCGTCGAGTTGAACCAATTCGATCGGCCGGTATTTTATCACCTGTTCACCCGGCATCCGGGCGACAATGCCTACCTGTGGGGCGGCAAGCACTACGAAAAAGTGCCAGCGTCCGATATCGAACACTGTTTCATCGTCGACCGACCCGGGCAAAACCGTGGCGTGCCCTGGATGCATACCGCCATTCGGCGGCTAAATATGCTGGGCGGTTATGAGGAGGCCGAACTGGTCGCCGCGAGGCTGGGTGCATCCAAGATGGGTTTTTACACCAGCCCGGACGGAAGCGGTGCGGCCCTGGTCGATGAACTGGGCGCCGAGGGCGTCGACTATGACGACCATGATCTGATTCAGGAGGCCGAGCCAGGATTATTCGAAACTTTGCCCGAGGGTTACGGGTTCCAATCCTTTGACCCGCAACACCCGACCAGCGCTTACGGTGATTTCACGAAATCAGTTTTGCGCGGTGCCGCCTCTGGTCTGAACGTGGCCTACAACAGCCTGGCCAACGACTTGGAAGGCGTCAATTTTTCCAGCATACGGCAGGGCGTTCTGGACGAGCGCGAACAGTGGCGCGTGCTACAGGGTTGGATGGCTGAACAATTTTGTGCCGTGGTTTACGAAAACTGGCTACCCATGGCCCTGGCCACGCAGAAACTGCCGCTGCCGCCCGACAAAATGGATAAATTCAAAAGCGTTGTCTGGCAGCCGCGCGGCTGGGATTGGGTTGACCCGCTCAAGGATAGCAAAGCGCACGAAACCGGCATCGCCAATGGCACACAAACCCGCGCCGAAATACTCGCCGCCAAAGGTAAAGACCTGCGCGAAACCTTCGAGCAATTGAAATACGAACAGGATCTGGCCGCCGAATACGGTCTGCAAATCAACGCTGGCAAACAGCAGGACATGAGCAATGACACAGACGACACAGAAAACGATTAAAACCGGCATCGAGTACCGCAGCGCGCCGATTGCGCGCAACGGCATCGATACCGAGGCCCGAACCGTCGAATTGGCGTTTTCCAGCGAGGAACCCGTCGACCGTTGGTTTGGCCGCGAAATTCTCGACCATGGTCCGTCATCCGTGCGCGTGGGGCGCTTACAGGATGGCGGGCCGGTCTTGATGGACCATGACGCCCGTGACCACGTCGGCGTCGTGGAATCCGTACAAGTTGGCGCTGACCGCGTGGGGCGGGCGGTGGTTCGATTTGGCAATGGAACCCGGGCAACCGAGGTATTCCAGGACGTGGTCGATGGCATCCGAAAGCATATCAGCGTGGGGTATCGCATCCACAAACTGGTGCTTGAGGAACAGGACGACGACATCGAAAGCTATCGCGCGACCGATTGGGAACCCTATGAAGTCAGTTTCGTATCCGTACCGGCTGACCACAGCGTCGGCGTCGCTCGTCACTCTGAAACTCGTTTTGAAACCGAGGTAATCACTATGTCTGATGACAAAAAACCTGACGTGTCGCAGGAAACCGACACACGCGCCGCCCCGGCTCCCGCTGCGGCAGTCTCTCAACCGACGGTTGATGTCGAAAAGATTCGCGCTGATGAATTGAAGCGCATCAACGGCATCGAAAAACTGGCCGAGTCTTTTGGCCAGACCGATCTAGGCCGCTCGTTCATCAACAACGGCAAATCACTGGATGCATTCCGCGCGGCGCTGCTTGAGCGCATTGGCGATGCCAAGCCAGTCGCCGTTGGCGACGCCGACATCGGCATGAACGACAACGAGATCCGCCAGTATTCTTTTGTGCGCCTCATCAACGCCCTGGCCAACCCGACCAACCGCGCCGCCCAGCAGGCCGCTGCTTACGAGTTCGACGTATCCAGCGCCGCTGCCGAGCGTGCTGGCAAAGACCCGGAAGGCGTCATGATTCCGTCTGATGTGTTGCGGGCCAAGCGTGACCTGACCGTCGGCACCGCCACCGCAGGCGGTCACACGGTATCCACCGACCTGCTGGCCGATTCGTTCATCGACAGACTGGAAAACGCCATGGCCGTACGCCAGGCCGGCGCCACCATGCTGACCGGGCTGGTCGGCAATGTCGCCATTCCGCGCCAGACCAGCGGGGCAACCGCCTACTGGGTCGCGGAATCCGGCAGCCCGACCGAAAGCGCCGCCGCGTTCGATCAGGTCACCATGTCGCCCAAGACTGTCGGCGCGTTTTCCGACATCAGCCGAAAGCTGTTGCTGCAATCCTCGATCGATATCGAGAATTTCGTCCGCAACGACCTGGCCCTGCGTTTGGCCCTGGCCATCGACCTGGCCGCCATCAACGGCAGCGGTGCGTCGAACCAGCCGACGGGCATTCTCAACACATCAGGCATCGGTGACGTTGCCGGTGGCACCAACGGCCTGGCGCCGACCTGGGCGCACATCGTCAACATCAAAAAGGAGGTGGCCAAGGATAATGCCATGATGGGTTCGCTGGGCTGGCTGCTCAACTCCGACACCGTCGGCAAGTTGCAGACGGTCGAAAAGGCCAGCAGCACTGCGCAGTTCATTTTGGGCGATGACGCCAGCCGCCTGGCCGGATACCCGGTGTATGAGACCAACCAGGTGCCGAACACGCTCGATAAGGGCACGTCTACCGGCGTTTGCTCCGCGCTGATCTTCGGCAACTGGGCGGATCTGCTGATCGGCATGTGGGGCGGGTTGGATATCAATGTTGATACCAGCACCGGCAGCACCAGCGGCACCGTCCGCGTCGTTGCCCTGCAAGATGTCGATATCGCCGTCCGCCACGCGCAGAGCTTCAGCGCCATGCTTGACGCCCTGACCGCCTAAGCGGCCAACGAACGGGCCGGGTAAACCGGCCCGTTTTTAACCCGAGAAAATGACCATGAAAATACAGATCACCCGACCGACCCGCGTAGACGGCAAAACCTGCGCCATCGGCGACATCGTCGACACCGACCGCAAAACAGCCGACTACCTGACCGCCATCGGCAAGGCCCGCGCGCCCGAAAAAGCACCGGCCAAAGCCGACAGCAAAAAGGCCGACTAATGCCCGCCCAAACCGCCACCGACTACGCCAACATGCTCGCCGGCAGCGAATTCGCCACCGCCGTATACACGGCCGCGAACACCGAGCTATTCGGCATCTACTCGCGTGGCGCGGGGCAGGCGCTCGACGTCAACGACAGCCGCAGCCGGCTGTTACTCATCCGCGCCGACGCCGCCGGCGTCGCCATCGGCGACAGCCTGCGCATCGATGACGCCACCTGGACCGTGCGCGCCAAAGAGCCGGGCGATCGCGGCGTAACCCTCGTGCTCGAGGCACAATAATGCACCGCGCCGAATCCATCATGCAGGCCATCACCACCAACGTCACCGGCCTGACCACCACCGGCGCCAATGTCTACCGGGGTCGGGCGTACCCGGTCGCCGCCCTGCCGGCCCTGTCCGTATCGCAGGGCGCGCAGCAACGGCTCGACGACTACGAAACCATGCCGACCATCGCGCGCACGCTCGATGTCGACATCACCGCGCACGTCCAGCAGGTTGCCAACACGGAAACGACGTTAAACCAGATAGAAACAGAGATTTATTCAAGCCTGAAATCCAGCGCTAATTTAGGCCTGCCCTATGTGCTCGATATCGAGTGGCGATCGAGCGCCGCGCCCGATCAGGACGGTAAAAGCAGCGAGGTGCCGATAGCCAGCATGGTTATCACATTCGAGGTGCGATATGAGCACAGCGACAGCAGCACCGAATCATAAATTAACTGTACGCATCCAACAGAGGGGCATAAATGATGAGCCGAATCAAATTGAAACACCCTGACGCCGAGCACACCGTTACCGTGCCGGCATCACAGCAACAGCATTTTCAACGCATGGGCTGGTTACCGGTCGATGACGAAGAAGGCGCGAAAACCCCAAAACCGCAACCAGTAGAGGAACAGCAAAATGGCAAAAGTTAAAGGATCAGACGGCGTTGTAAAAATCGGCGCCGCAACCGTGGCAGGCGTGCGCAGATTTACGCTAGACGAATCGATGACGCCCATCGATGACAGCGACCTGAACACGACAGAACTCACCTATGTAGCCGGCGACATCACCCGCACCGCGAGCGTCGAATGCTTCTGGGACAAATCCGACACCACCGGCCAGGAAGTGCTCGTCATTGGCGCCGAGGTCACTCTGGTGCTGGCACCGGAAGGCGCAGACGTTGGTTCGCGCACGCAAAGCATGACTGCATTCGTGACCGGCGTATCCCAGGCTAATGAAAAGCAGAACATGGTCACCAAAAACGTCACGTTCCAGGTCTCCGGTTTGGTAACGGTCGCGTAACATGGTCGACATCGCCGCCATCGGTCTAAAACACCTGTCTGACCAACTCAGCGGGAAAATGCATCACTGCATTGTCAGCGAGTGGATTGACCCGGAAACGGAGCAACCGGTCGAAATTTACTGGCGCCCGCTTACCGGTGCTGAGCAAAAACAGATCGAAGCCGGCGCCGGCCAGGTCGAGCGCATCGCACTGACTGTGAAGGTGCGCGCGCGCGACGCCGGTGGCCGCCTGCTGTTCGGCAACACAGGCCTGGCCAGCCTCATGCACGACTACGATTTCGACGTCATCCGCGCCATCGCCTACCTGATCACCGGTGACATCACCGACACCGACGACGCCGTCGAGGACGCGGTAAAGGAATGAAAACGGACGCAGGCCTATACCTCGCTTACGAATACGGACTGGCAACCGGCCAGCCCGCGTCCGCCGTGCTGCAACTGCCGGTTGCCGAATACACCACCGGGTTTTTGGCCTATCTCAGGATTAAGGCCGACATGATGGAGCGCTAAATGGTCGCCACAACGCACGAAACCCGCTTTTTGCTCAGCGCCAAAGACCGCACCGCCGTCGCGTTCAAAACCGCGAAAACAAACCTCGACGGCATCAAAAACGCCGTCACCGGCGTGCATGCGAAAATCCTCGGCCTGGCCGGTATCGGTGGCCTGGGCGCGCTGTTCTCGGGCATCGTCCGTACAAATGCCGAGATGCAGACCTTAAAAACCAGCCTAAAGACCGTCACCGGCAGCACCGAGGCCGCCGCAAAAGCGTTTACCGAGCTGGAGCAATTCGCCATCGAGACACCGTTCGACCTCAACGAATGGGTCGATGGTTTTATCAAAATGAAAGCGCTCGGCCTTGACCCAAGCCGGGAAGCGTTAACCGCATACGGCAACACAGCATCGGCAATGGGCAAAAGCCTCAATCAGATGATCGAAGCTGTCGCCGACGCCGCCACCGGCGAGTTCGAGCGCCTCAAGGAATTCGGCATACGCGCCAGCAAGGAAGGCGACCGCGTCAAGTTCACCTTTCAGGGCGTCACCACCACGGTCGGCAACAGCGCGGCCGAGATCACCCAGTATCTGCAAAGCATCGGGAACAACGAATTCGGCGGCGCTATGGATGAACAGGCGAAGACCTTGACCGCCAGTTTTTCTAACCTGCGCGGCGCATTCGCAAAACTAGCGGTATCTCTGGGTGAAGCCGGCCTCAACGACCTGGTGCGGGATTTGACCGTCAGCATCACCAACATGGCCAACAGCGTCAAACCGGATGACGTCAAACGGTTTTTTGATGAGGCCAAAAGCGGCGCTATGGCAGCCTATGACACCATCAACGGCATGCCGCACCTGGCCGAAATGGGCCTGATCGGTTTCGCCCTGTTCGGCAAAAAAGGCCTGGCGCTCGCCGCCGGCGTCAGTTTCCTGAGCGGAAAACTCGGTGAAGACATCGGCAAAGCCTGGGAAGAATGGAACCCCAGCCAGGTCGTGGCCGGATCTGGTGGATTCACCGGCAACGCAGGCGTTAACCCCATGCCCGGCTACCAGCTCGGCGATCTCAACCGTAGCAATGGGCGGTTACATTATCTCGACCTGCTCAAGGATATTGAGTCCCGATATGGCAGCAAGGACGATAAGGCCGCCAGCAAACTCGATCAGACAAACCAGCAACTGCGCGAGATGACCGATATTTTGCGCGACCAGCGCGTGGCAGTAGCGGGGTAACCTATGGCCATTAAATTCGACCTGAAAGACAGCGAAATAATCCGCACAATTAACGGCGTTGAGCTGACGCGCACGGCGCTGATCGATAATGTTACTGCTAGCGCCAGCGGCGCGCTGATCACCGCATTGAATCATGCCAGCGTGCCATCTATTGGTGACCCTCATCCAGACGATTCCACACTGGTTTGCGCCGACATTACCTGCCGCCCGGTGGCGTTCGAGAAATTCCGATTATCAATCAAATACGTCGAGGACAAAAATTTTAAACTCGGCATTGCCAATGCGCATGTAATGATCACGTCATCGGTAACCAGTGTCGATGTTCATACCGACAAACTGGGTGATCCGTTGGTTGCAGTTCATCAATACCCCGTAACGCTCGGTTTCACCGAGGTTCGCCAGGCATATACGGCAGAAATTGAGCAACCGCAAATAAACTACGAATACACCTATATCACAGACGTTAACCCGTATGCGATGCGCAACTATACCGGGTCGATCAATTCCGATTCATTCAACGGCCACGAACAAAAAACAGTCTTATGTTCGGCTGTCGATATCGAGGAACTATCAGCCGATTATTGGCGGGTACGCATGCGCTTTGTTTATACCCCGTCGACTTATCAATTTACCGCCACCATTCGCCCCTGGTATTCAACCACGGCGGTCGTTTCTGGGCCGATCGATCTATTGACTGGCACCGCCACATTTGACGTTTATCAAGAGTCGTCCTTCTCGACCCTTGGCCTGCCATCACTGACGCCGCCGCCATTACCATGAGCAATGATCGCATTATCAATCGATGGTCAACCGGGCACGCGATAACAGCCAGCCGGCTAAATAACATTGTCGACGCTGTCAACAAAAACACCCAGGGGCTGGCATCGCCCAGGCAAAAACCCGAATACAACGAAGACAAGGACCGACAAGACAACGGCCCGCAAGATCTGGGCGCGCAAAGCCAAACCTACAACGAAAAAAGCCGAACATTCACCACGGTCACCGTCACCGATTCGGCCGGCAACACCCACAGCATCGAGCAGATCGACTCGGTCACGTTCGAAGACGGCTATGGCAATGAACTGATTTTGAATTTTAGTAATCCATAATGGCGCATTTAGGGCCGTTTAAATTCATCAGTCCCTACGCCGCCGCGCTAACCGGCACATTAACCGCGTCCGTCACCGAGGCCGACATCGTCACCGGCGGCAAGACCCTGATCATCACCCTGACCGGCGCCACCTGGGCCGCCGCCGGCGCCCCATTCGACGCCGTCCGCCAGGCCATTATCGATGGTCTCGACAGCGCCGAGGCCGAGGCCACCGGCTGGGACGCCCTGGTGCGCCCAGCCATCGCCGTCACCGACGTCGTGCGCACATCCGACACCGTCGTCACCATCACGCTGCCCGCCGTCGCCACCTACGACATCACCGCCGACGAAACCATCACCGCCACCATCCCGGCCAGCGCCACCAGCGCCGCCGTGCCGATTGTGGCCGCGCCGACGGTGAGCATTGCAGCGGCAACCGCCGCCTATCAACTGCAAATCGTCGCCGTTCCAGATGATGTCACCCAGGCGCGCGGCATTTATATCGATGCAGATTACGAGGTCGACTGGGGCGATGGTGTTTTTGTGTCCTACCTGGCCGGCACCAACAGCGCCATACCGTCGGGCACCATCACCATCCGCAGCGCCGCCAGCCCTACAACATTCCGTTTTCAAACCTCGGGAGTAGCGCGCACCTGGACGTCGATAACCGTGTCCGTGGCTGACAGCATCACCTCGTTAAATAGCGCGTTTTCCGGTCAACTGTCGCCGGTCATAACCCTGCCCAGCCTGCCGCTGGTAGCCGCTGCCGTCAGCATGATGGCGAACAATACCGCCATCACGTCATTTAGCATGCCGGCCGCGCCGTTACTCACGACGCTGCAAACCGCGTTTTCTGGTTGCACCAACCTGGCGACGGTCGCGTTCTCGACCCTCGGCTCGTTGCTGAACATGACATCGACGTTCATGAACTGCTCTGCGCTAACAACGGTCGCATCGATGGACACCTCAACCGTCACCAATATGTCGCAGACATTCCGCAATTGCGGATTGATCACTGGCCCCGCGATGAATACGGCATCCGTCCAGCAATTTTTCCTGACGTTCTACAACTGCGCCAACCTGGTCAGCGTGCCGGCATACAGCACCGCCAGCGCCACCGATTTCCGTGCCATGTTTGCCGAATGTTCCAGTTTACGCTGCATCGCCGCACTGGATACCACGACCGTCGCCGGCACGACGATGAAGCAGCAAATGTTCTACGGTTGCCGCGTCCTGAAGCACCCGCTTGTTGTCGATGCGCTCGGCAACACCGAGGCCGGTCTGATGGTATCAGCTGCGGGTTATGCATACGTTAATAGCTCGCCCGGTGATTGCGCCGACTTCTACGCGACTGGCGGCCTGTTTGGTCTTTTCGATGCATCCGGCGAAGTCAAGCCGATCTATAGATACCCCGCCGGCACTGAACCGACCTCCCCGCCGGCTATCAGCTCAATCGTATTTCCCTGGGAAGACCAGGTGTTCACCGTTACAGCGTGGACCGATGGCGGTGGTGGATTCTACTCGGCAAAATTCGTTGGTTTTGAATCCCACCCTGATTTGCACCTGGAGTATGTATACTCACCTGGAATAGGCGTATTTCAGATAAGCTCGGAGGCGGCCCTAGGCGTCGTGCCTTTCTCCTCGTTGATCGGAGTCGGCATCGCTGGCGGGCAGGCGGTGAAAATTAACCTTGCGTAACGACAAAAAACAGGTATAGATTGAAGCTCAATCAGCCAAAAAAAAGGAGTTTAAAAGCCATGCAAAACATGACAAAAACAGGCCTAAAAACGGCCATTTTTTCATACCTGACGGTCGTCAGCATCGGCGCCTATGCCGCCCCGTCATTATCCCCCGCGCATGACCGCGTCATCGCCGAAATAACCGCCGAAAAGAGCGTATTCGAAGCCGTCTGGTTCAACCAAAACTACCTCCGCGCCACCCGCTACAACACCGGAACACCGCAAGACGGATTCGCCCAATACCTATGCCAAGTGATCGCCGACACCGGCTACAAAGGCCGCCCGGTAACGCTGGAGATCATTGACGTCGTCAAATTAGTGAGACAAAAAAAATGGGACGTAATCGGCAGCGCCACCTGCCGAATTCGCGCTGAAAAATAGACGAAAAGACTTAGGCACAACAACACATAAGTGATTGATTTCAAACGCGCCAAAAATCGATTTCTAGGCACAAAAAACCGCGCCAAGGCTTTGATTCTTAACGGTTCGGCGACTAACTTGTAATCAGTAGGTCCCGCGTTCGATTCGTGGTGCCGGCACCA